ACGGTGCATCCGTTACCACTTGGAACTGATTCATTTTAATATCTTGTTTCTCTGCCATACCTTGTACGTTTAATGGGCATAATTTCCGGACGGAAATATTACCCGATTTAACATTTTAATTTTAGTCTCGTTTTGTAAATTATAAATCAAATTTTTCCGTAATATCTGAAGCACTCAAAAGGAGTTCTCACATCAAGATAACCGTCTACCTCTTCGTTGGCTTCTGCCTCCATCTCGAATGCTGAATTTCCGTAAGCCTTATCACCTACATTCACCCAGCACCGGTTACGGCATAAGTGATACATGTAGGATATTGCGTACTCCACACCATACTGGAGGTAGAACCACAACGGGCAAAGTAGATATACCCATAAGTTGAACCCGGTAAACAGCATGATTAATGTCAGCAGCACAGCCGATGCAATCAGACATTCTTCCCATTGGCGCACATGAATCGCCTCATGGTTAAGTGTACTCTGCTTCATCTCCTCCTTGCTTTTCGTGGTGAATACAAAGCATCCCAATGTGATGGTGCTGTAACCCTGCCACAGCAGCCATTTTGCAATTTTGCTTTCATAAAAAACTTTCATACATCTTTCCATTTATATTAGTTTGTTAATTAACCGGGTTTTCGTAATCATGGTCACCCAAATCAGCATACGAATACGAAATGCCATTTTTATTGGTTGAAATCCAGACTCCTCCCAATGATATGAATTCATAAACACCAGGCTCTGTTATATGAGCCTTATTGCAATAATGGTATTGACCGTCAACCAACTCCATATCATTAAATCCGTCCGATGTCACAACTGACACATAGCCATATGTGCTCCCTGAAGAATTATTATATATGATCAAGGATATTTTCATACCCACACATTGGGCAGAGCTGGGAAGCATGTATTCACTTTGGCCTATTCTACTGGGACGCCCATTGCCAAAATCCGAACCAAAATTGGGGTTCAGGTAAAAGTAGCCTTCATTGGAACTAAACCCATGTATCTTTATGAATGCCGCTGTCGCTGTAATTTTTCCTTGAACATTGACCTCTCCAGTCTCACCATCAATGCTACAAGTGACATTTCCATTCTTATCCCTTGCCAATACGTTCTGTACCACCAAATCATCCACATAGATTTCATCGGCACGTATCTTTCTTATTAAAGCCATATCCATAGCCACAAACATATACTGCTGTGCCGCCTCCCAATTAGCATCACCGTCTATCGAGGTAGGTGCGACAGTGACCGACGTACCGTAAGCCCGTACCCGAAACGGAATGGTACGATTGTTGAATGTGGCCAGTACGATGTCATGGTAATCTTCATTCCAGACATATGTGTTGCCTTTGGCGAAAAAACCTCTCGGACGCGGCTCGCTGGCGTCTCGTCCGCTTGCTCCGTCATAGCTGACACCCACTGATATCTCCGCAATGAAACTGTCATTCCATGCCGAAGCGTCCGCCTGGCTCTGATAACAGCGAACCGAGAAAGTGGAATACCCAGCCGAAGCATTGACCGTAATCTCGGATGCCCTCGAAGGTCCTGCGATGGCGCTCCATATCCCGTTGCTGTAGCCTCTCGCTGCCAGATATCCGTCCGGATAAGTCAATGTGGCGCTGCCGAGCGTCCGCTTGGCATAGACCCGAAAAGCTGAAGGCACCAAAGACCCGGCACTGCTCACCCGTATATTGCTGCATGTACTGATGAGATAGACCATGCCGCCGTCTGATGTCAGTTGTTCCCATTCGTCGGTGTTCACTTCTTCGGTAATAATATAACCGTAGGACTTGCCGCCGTTCTGGGTCTGAGTGATTCGCCTCCCGTCATGAGTTGTCTGAGTCCATAGAGGTGGATTCGACGTCTCAACCTTTGAGAGCCAGGAGCGACTCCCCATCGTACAGATGGTGAGCTTTTTGTATGGAGTATTAGCCGTGCGCCACTCACCGCCAGCCTTGACGGATTCGCCGTCACCGCCCGGTTTCCCAGGATTACCGTCGTTGCCATCCACAACCATGGGTATAGTTTCCCGGTCCACGACCTGCCCACCCACATAATAGACAAATTGTAACTGCGCCGTGAAGTTCTTCGGGGAAATGGCCGTTCCGTTCTGTATCTCGACCTCTGCGCCTCCGTCCTTGCTGTATTTCAGCACACCGTCAGTCGTAACGGCAGTACTGCCGCCTACAGACTTGGTGCGTGTACATGACACGCTTGCCACACTGTAGGTACCATCCTTCCGCTTGCTTACTGAAGATACGGAGGGCACCAGCCTATAGAGTACCGCATCACTGCCTGGACTACCGGCACGCACACCGGTAATGGTGAACACCAGCTCACGGCTTATATCCGTATCCTGTACCGTAGCCGTAACGGTTATCCTGACCTCTGAGCGTGCAGGCATCGAAATGCCGGAAGCCACGGTAAACGCTATCACACCCGTATTGACATTGTAGCTCTCCGTGACACCGGCAGGGGTCACGCATGAAATGGACTTGAGCTGTAGTTTCTTCGTACCATACCACATGCCGACGGTTGTATTGAGTACGGACTGCGCAACGGTTTTCCCCTCATATGTCAAGGCAATGCTTTCCATCTCGTTGTCGAAATCGGCTACAATGGCCGACTCGCCGTCAAAGCCCCATTTGGCCCAGATGGCTGCCGGTGAAAACGCGCTCCATACACCGTCCTTCTTAGTCCGGCAGCAAGCCCACTCGTATGGCAGGGATTCGGAAACCCCAATCGGGTCATCGTGCCAGCCGGACGGCACGTAGTCATCCACCTGCGAGGTGGCTGGCGTGGAAGGTGCTATATTCTCTGTCGTATGCTTGAATATCCACTCATAATCCCTGCCGTCACGCCCGTCCTGACCGTTCTCCACCAGCAGTTCATACTCAGCGGTATTCAAGTCCCCGGTAATGGTATAACCGTAGGACTTGCCGCCGTTCTGGGTCTGCAGGATGCGTCTTCCCTCATTGGTCGTCTGAGTCCACATCGGAGGATTGTCGGTACCATCAGGAGCGACACATAAAAAGACACGTCCGGCCATCTTGGTAATACCCATGTAAGGTATATGCTTTCCGGTTTCCCATTCACCGCAATTGGTGATGCTTGTACCGTCTGCGCCCTTGCTGCCAGTCACACAGATGGCGTTCGTTGTAGTGGATGTACCATCAGTAAAAACTATCCATGTCCGAGTCCAGATATACCATCCGTTTTTCCACGCCGGAGAGTATGTCTGCCACTTGCCTCCGGTTGTGGTGGCCGGTGAAGAGGATAGGTAGTATTCTTCGGTAATGGACTTGATGCCCTTGCCGTCGGCTCCCTGCCCACCACTGATACAAGCCGCTTGTGTGTATTTAACTTCGCCATCAGAATAGACTATCTTTGTCCGAGACCAAATATACTTACCGGCTTCCCATTCAGGGGAGGTAGTCTGCCAACCATCCACCGGGGCAATGACATTCGACACCGATATCGCGTATTCCACATCGGTAGACTTGATACCCTTGCCGCTTTCTCCCTTTGCCGCGTATTTCAACCAATCAGCATTGCCGTCTGCCGGTTCTGTAGTCGAACCTTTCTCGTTTACACATATCCATGAACTGCCATTATGCGTCACCTCATCGTAATAGGCATACTTCTCACCCTTTTTCCACGTCCCCTTGAACAATGGCACCCGGAAAGCCTCGCCGGTGATGTCATCCACCTGGAATATCTTGCCGGACATGATGACGTGACGAAAAACAGCCGAGTAGTTGTCAGCCGGTATGCCATGTACGGTACGGCCTTTCTTCTTGCCAATCCACGACATCTCTTGTGCCGGCTCGACATCCCAGGTATTGGCGTGGTCAAAGAAAGTAATGCAGTTGTTGCCGCCCACCGTATCGATAAGGATGTACGTCTGCCGTTCCGGGTCCGTAAAGTTACCCGTCTGGGCGAGTACCATAGATTCCCCCGGCTTCCAGTCAGTACCTGGCTTCGGCGTCATGACGAATGTCTTGGCTGTATAGTCGGCAGAAGTCACCCGGAACTTCATCTCCTCGAACCCCTGCAGCTTGCCTTCGGCGTTCTTGGTGACGAAGTAAGTAGTAAGTATATCATCCACAAACTGGCTCAGCCCGTCGGCATCCGTCAAGTCTGGAGTTATGGTATAGCTGCCGTCACCGTTGTCGCTCCATTCTTTGACCGTACATCCGCCTCCGGGAGAGGCGCACATCCTGCCTTTAAAATAGGTCACACGGTTATAGGCTGCTTCCGGAAAAAACACACGCTTGCGGAAAATGCCCTCTTCCATTTCAAGGATGCCATTCTTATCGATGCACCCTCCGGAAATACCAGTGATGAACTCACCGAACTTGACCCAATCTCCGAAGGTCATGGGGAAGGGGGTGCCGTCAGCTCTGTCTTTCCTCAGAAAAATCTTCTCCAATTCTTCAGGGGAGTATTTGGATAACAGATTCAAGATTCCTACCAGCGTGCGGCCTACCCGTTCTGCCGTATTTTCATTCTCTTGGGTAGCGTACCGTACCTGTAGGGCAAGTTCCTTGAGTATGTCAATCGTATCTGCCATATTATAATACAAATGCCTTCCGGCAGTTCAAAGCTTTATAAGGTTCTGCCATACTAACAGCTGCAACTACACCGTAGAGCTGGTTATCATTGTTCACCACATAGTCCGCTTCCACCTCTTCGAGTGAAAAGGCAAGCCACAGCCTTTTCATCTTTTTGTCTTCCAAAATTTGGTTGAGCAGCTCATCAAGAATGCGCTCGCACTTGTCAAGGGCAGCCTCTATCTGCTCATAGTCGGAGGTGTCGGACACATGCTCCACAATGAAGAGCAGGTAATCGCGGTCTTTTCGGTATGCACCCGGATTACCACCGTAACCGAATCCTGAGCCACGGTCCACAATCACTGCCGGATAGTGGAGTACGCTGTCCAGTGCCGTATGCTTCTCCCGTTCTGATGAGAGGAAGTGTACTTCATCATTCTCCTTGTGTCGTATATCGACATGCCTTTCAGCCAGCTTTTCTATGTATTCCGAAAAAGTCATTTCTTCTGTTTTTGAGCGTCACGGATTCTTTTATTCAATATACGGAATGCCGTTGCCACCGGCATTGCTTGGTATTTCTCCATCACTGCCACATCGTCACCGACAAAAGCGTCGAAGATGTCGAGCCAGTTGACAGACGGTGCTGTTGGTCTTTTCCGATTTTCCTCCGGTTCCGGTTCGTCATCCAACGGAAAGAGGAAAGGAAAAGCCTTTGAAAGCCACCTCTTGACAAAAACGTAGTTCAGGAATACGGCATACTTGACGTGCCTGTCAATTTTTGCCACCTTCATTATCCGTTTTTGCAGTATCAGCGGTTTCTGCCTGCTAAATAAGCCGTTTTTCCCACCCGACGGTAGGACAATATATTCGTTGTCCTTCAAATAGAGCATTGCTACGAAAGTGTCCAGTGAGGCATCCTTGCCGTCACGGACATATCGGTTGAAAGCCGTGTCCACGTGCATGAAGTGCTCGAAACACGTCCCCTTCAGGCGTTCCCCCGGCGCTTTCAGCCCGGAGACGGCAGGAAGGATAAAGCGGTCCATCCGGACACGGCAGTCGCTGATGAACTCCACCAGTTCGCTCAGCTTATAACTGTAATAGGTGTCGGAACCGACCCCGGACGGCAGGGAATAGAACTCCTTCAGGAAGGAGGGTTCGTCCATTTCCTGAAGATAAAGCCGCGAGACGAGCAGGAACTGTGCCGGTGTCAGTTCCTCCCATTTCTGGGGTACCCGACGGATTATCTCATGGCGGATTCCGAATCTACGGTATGCAATGCGAAGCTCCCTCATGTCCAGAATGTGCGTTTATGGTCATTGTCCCGGTCGTATATCTGCCTGGGATCACCCTCATAGAAATTCTCAAAGCAACTCCGTACCGTACGCAGCAGAACGGTCATGTACATGTCCGCATCCGCTTTCAGATTCTGGATCTGTACGGCGATACGCTCCGTATCGACGGGTCTCTTCTCCTCATTGCCCTTCTCGCCCGGCTGTACAGCGGTGAAGTACAGCCCCCGGTCCGTGACGCTACCCGTCTCCATCAGCAGCCGTCTGACCGCCATTGCCACAATGTAGCGGGAGCAGGAAAGGCGCAACCGCTCCACGCTCTTCCGGGCTTCTTCGTCTTCTGGGGGATTTACCAGCCCGTCAATCAGATGCTCATACAGCTTGTCACCGATGGCCGGCTGAAGGAGCATCTCCTCGGCAAACTTCAGGTGCGGCTGCAGGCGAAGGAAAACAATCCGGCTGCCATTGATAAAACAGACGTCATTGACATCCGCGGTACTGCGGACAATGGCTGATTTACGGTCCTGATAGGCCTGGGAGGACGCGAACTCCGGATATTCGGCTATATGGGCATACAGAAACTCAAGCAGCTCGTCGAGCGCATTGAACCCCTTGTTGCGTAACGATGCCCGCAGGTTATCTTCCTGGTACTTGTACACCTGCTGGAATGATTCGCCGTTGTCGGATTTCTGACGTTGGAAGCCCGCATCGGTGATACGCATGCTGATTTCATCGAAATCGTTCCAGAACGCCAGGTTCGCGTTCGCGCGTTTGCAGATCTCCAGCAGGCGGCTGTCCAGTTTCTCCCGTTCGGTTGCCCCTTCGGTATTCTGTTCCAATACATCCGGATTTGGACCGAATTCGTATATCTCGACTACTTCGCCTGCCATCGCATCGCCCAATAACGGTACGAGGTATTGTCGGAAAGCATTCCGAAGCGGTGCCTCCATCATGTCAAAGGAGATGGCGGTGTTCACCTTCATCACCGCTTTCAGCTCCTTGCCGTTGTTCCATTTTTTTGCACTGAATATCATTAGCTCAATGTTTTTTTGGTACCGCTGCCGGTATCGAGGGTTACTAAAACGGTATTGCGGAAACGCAGCTCGCATTCCGGCATGCCGTTCATTTTGATATAGAGTTCTATAGGGTCCAGGATATTCTGTCGGTCAATCCACGCGTTGGCAATGTTCACAAGGAAAGCCTCACGGATATTGGAACCGCCCTGGTTGCCGGCATAGGTGCCACCGGGCATACCTGCACCGAGCACATTCGGATTCACCATCAATGCAAACAGAATTTCCGAGTTGGCGGCTGCCGACACCGGAAGATTGTCACTGCCCTGGTATTTGTTCTCCAGCGGCTTGATTTTCCACTCCTCCTCAATCCTGCCGTTCATCTCGTTCACGGCATAATGCGAGAAGATGGGCTTCTCCGCATTGTCCGGACCGCAAAGGTTCTGCTCCACAGAATCCATATATTTCTGTATGGCCGCCTCACGCTCCTTGGCAGAATAGTCCTTGGACGGGTATTTCTTCTCCCAGTAGGAATACGGTATCTGTACATGCCACTTCCAGGTTATCTGGTTTTTGTAGGCTTTCTTGAGGAAATGGGGGATAAGATGGGCTATCTCCACCCATCCACAAACGTAGGCGGGCCACCAGATGGGCATGCCGTAAAGGTCGTCGTTGCTCCAGCTGTCGCGTACCGGCATGATGAAACCGTCCTTCACCTTTCCGGCAAACTTCAACACCTCGGCGTGCATCTGCGGGTCGTATTCGGAGAGCACATCCAGCCTGGTGTATTGTCCCTTGTCCGGACGTTGCGGCCAATATCCGGAAATGATGCACTTGCAGGCTCCGTATTCGTCCACTTCGGAATAGCGGCGGTAAAGCGCATTGACCGGATTGACTCCTGCAAAAGAATTGCCGGCAGCCGACGGCACAAACTGGACGGCACCGTTACCGAATTTCAAGTAATCCCGAAGCACCTTCTCCATGTAGCGCCTCACATTGCGGGAAGCGACAAAAGCCTGTACGCGGCTATCGGTAACGGGCTTCAGTATCTCGTTGCCGCCATCATCATAACCTCGTACGGTACAAGGATAGATGCCCTGCCCAAGTGTCAGGTTGCGAAGAAATTTCAAGCCCGTATTGAGCACGCTGGTGTTTCCTATCTCTTCAGCCGCCTTCTGGGGGAAATCATTCTCATCTCCCCATGGACGCACCTTCACTCCGTCGATGTCTATATAGGAAACATTCGACAAGTCATATGGCGCCAGGATTCGGGTACGCTCCTTCATTTCGTTCTGGGGTGTCCCCGTCGTTTCGCCGAATATGTACGTGGACTGCATCAGCAGGGGAATGCCGCTTGAATTAAACAATATGTTCATCAGAATATTATTTTCTTTTTGTTATACTCCAGTATCAGGTCAATATCCACAGGGTAGGGGTGTCCTTCCGGATTTCCCTTGCAGTCGCAGGGCTGCACGCCCCGGAGCTGGTATTCCTTCATGTTCATGCGTCCTGCACCGCAGGCGTAGGCCTGGGGCATGAAATAGACCTTGCCTTCCTTACTGACGAACTTTATCGAAAAGATGCGCCGGCGTCCGCGTTCGTCCGTGCGGATGTCCATGTCGGCCAGAGCCAGGTTTCTGCGTATTGTCTCCATATCGTTATATCATTCAAATGTTCTGTCAAATGTGTAGTCGAATATTCCTCCACCGAACGAGTACCGGTCAAATACCTGGTGCTTTCTGCTTGCCGGGCAGAAGGTGAGGTTCACGTTCACCCGCTGGTTTCCCATCTTGGTATGGGTAAAGTCAATGTCCGTGATGATGATCTCCATCGGAAGCGATGGCGTGTCATACCATCGCTGTACCGGAGAAGTCAGCATGTCCACCAATGCCTTGTATTTGTTTTCGTCCAGATAGCCGGTATTGACAGTGCGTAAATCGTTGAAGAAAGGGCTGAACCTCCGTTTCTGTTTCGTCAGGTCTGCAATATCCCCCTCCAGTTCCGGACTGTACTGTACCAGTCCGGAAAATGAAATCGATTCCGGGAGCCCGAACACGTTATAGTAGAGGAACTGGTGCATTTCCCGGTGGTTCTGCCGGTCAAGGACATACCTTACAAGGTCTGTCAATGTACCGTTGGTGATGCGTGCGTCATACGATATGATATTGTCGCATTGGACGCCTGAGAGCCGGCTTATCTTTACCGGACTCATGTTATATGCCGTCATGCGGTCTGTGCCGGACAGTTCGAGCTTTACGGTTTTCTTGATGCTGGAGCCGGACTCCATGTATATGATGTCTATAAATACCTCTGTCCTGGCCGAGACGAAAAAGGAGAGATAGTCAATGCTGTTCTGCCTGATATGCTTGATTTTATATCGGGAGTAGAAGATAAAGTCCGTCTGCGGGTCAAAAGACACATGATACCTTGAGTAAAATACATGCAGGGTATAGTTTTCGGTGGATTCGCTGTCCGAGAGTTCCAGCCGTACCTCCATGGGCGGCAAGGCCACACGGTCATCCCCACCGTTGAGCTCAGGACGTACAAAATACTCATTGATAATGTCTCCGGGGTCGCAAATGATGACTGTGTTGCTGTGGTCCGGATAATAAATTTCGGACAGTGCCTCCTGCCCGTCAACCTCTATCTTGAGGCTCAGTTTGTCATGCACGTCCGCAATGCGGATGTCCTGCATGTCAGAGGAAAACACATATGAGTCATTTACAAGATTTGTCACCATCTCCATAAGTCTTTAGATACTCCCAACACCAGCGACCTGTTGTACAAGTCATAGCCCGCCCTGAACTCCCAGGACTTACGCCGGTACCCTGCGGACAGTACACATCCGTAACGTCCCGCATCCATTCCCACCACCAGCGCGTTGTTGCATACGACCGGTTGCCGGTAGTCCACCACTACCGTGCGGTCAAGTAATGAATTGTGGGATATCACGTCGGTCAGCTCCACTTTCAGGTAAGGGCGTTCAATAATTGTATCAAGATAATGCTTCTCCGAGAAATAGTCGGCCAGTATAGCCGCCGTATCCACTTCTGTGGGTACCTCACGGACAATCACCTCCGCTTCCGGAATGGCAGGGCGTATCGTATCATGCCTGACTACCGTTTCCGGTACATGGACAATGCTCCGTTTCCGGGAACCCAGCCAGTGGCCGGCCCAGCCGGAAAGAAATGCGATAACCGCACAAAGCAACATATGGCTAACCTTCCGTCTCATCGGCCTTTCTTCTGAATTTATCCGTGACTGTCACCCACAATATTCCCACCTGCTTAATCAGCGCGTCTTTCGGCTTGCCGTCGATGACCGCCAGGTTCTCCAGTATGCTTGTCACGTGCTCGACGCAGAACCAGGTCATGACGAACACCTTGACAATGGAAAAGAACAGGGTGGCCAGCAGCATGACAAAGCTTTCTTCCGCTCCGGCCTTGCTCTCCAGATAGAACGAGTGGGTGATATAGATGATGGTCAGCCAGATACACAGCTTGATGATGCAGCGTGAGAAACGGAAGCTTTCAAATCCTATTCCCTGGACCTTGCTTGCCCGGATGCCCGTCCACATCTCTGAGACAATGGCGACGAGCATGGCCATGGCCAGGAACGGTGTAATGCCTATCCATTCGCTGACTACGGCAGTGACGGCGCTGAAGGAGATGGCCGGAAATTGCAGGTTGTACTTGAAGCTCGGAGCCACCGAAAGAAAGAACTCCTTCGGTGAATCATACCCATAGGTGGCGACGAATCTTGTGAAAAAACGTATCATATCTCTTTTTTTGTCACAAAGATAGAGCCCAACCATCCGCTCTCATAGGACAAAAAAAGCCCTTACTCTCACGAGCAAGGACTTCAAAAATAAAAAAATCTCCGGTTAGTATTTTTATGGCTTCTCGTACATCACCCAGTAGGGTTGTCCTGCCAAATATTCTACATGGTACCCGGCATCAGCCAGTTGTTTGGCCAGCGCCATCGGAGCGACATCGACAATGTTCGACAGCTCATATACCAGTTCAGCGGTGGTCTTGTAACATTTCTGTGAAGTGGTACCGATGGGTGAATAGTTCTGGCCGATGAAGTTTGCTATGGCTTTCTGCCGCTCGGCTTGTTGCTTCTCCAATTCGTCTTGTTTGTCCGGTTCTTCGTCGTTTTGATAAGAACGGAATCCTATCTTCTTGCTCATTGTGCGCCTCCTTTCTCTTCTTCCGGAGTCAAGCTTCTTATCATGGATGACACAATGCGTAAATCACTTATTACGGATATAATGTCATCAGCACTAACTTCATTGTCGACTTTCAAGTCCAGGATTAATCCGGTAGCTCTATCTATGGTATTGCAACAAGCACCGGCAACGCCATTTTGTAAAATCGAGATGGTTTCGCTGATGGAGGAGGTCAATACGATGTTATTGATTTCGGTATTCATTCTTTGCCTCCTTTCTGTTCCAGCATATTTGCCTTCTCACTGAACTGATAAACGGAACGTACCTTGCAAATATCGAGAAAGAATACCGTGTCCGGGCATCCGCCACTTATGACATGGGCCTCGATACGTATGGTACAATCACGTCCCAAAGGGGTAGCAGTACATTTCATGCGCTTCAGATTCGGATGTTCGGCATTAATGCGGTTGACCACATCGCCTATTTCATGCTTGAATGCATCCAGGGAAAGTTCATCCTTGATAAGAATGTCCTTATACTGCTCTACATAGTCAATCACCTTTTTCCATGCCCGGTTCTTGGGGGAATAGGTCTGCAGATGGTAAATAAAGAACATCATGCTTTACCTCCTTTCTCATTAAAGGTGATGTTTACTGTCCCACCATTGACATAGATGGAAATGGATTTGTCGCTACGTGCTGCACGGATACGTTTACGTCCGGCGCACAGTTCAATACCCAACTGGGCAAACAGTTCTTGAACCTTCTCTGCGGATACGTAGCGTCCGTGGGCGCTTTGATTTGATTTTCTCATACTAATGGATGTTTCGCTAATAGGCAGAAAAACGGCTGCCATTTCCCGTGTCGCGAAACATCCATTAGTATCCATGCCGGAGCATTGAAATAATGTGGGAAAGACAGCCGTATAAGCTTGTTGATAAGCAAACTTCTACATATCTTCAGTGTGGGCATAAAAAAAGCCCATTAACTTATGAGCATTAACCGCGCTCTACGGCATGGACAACATTCCATGGATGTTTCGCATTGCAAATATGCGGGTTTATTTTGGAATGGCAAAAGAAAAGCGGAGATTTTTTGTTTCTCCGCTTTTAATGTCACATTAAAAAGTTATACTGGCAGACAACCCACCTGGTGATGCTGACATTTTCAGGTATTTACCTGCCAACCATTCATAACGCAAACTCGAAGCATACAGAATGACAGCAGCCGCTCCAAAAATGACACTGGTTCCAGCAACAGCCACTTCATAGTCTTCGCTGTTATTAAAGAACCAGATTCCTCCACTGACGGCCGCACATGCTAAGGACGCTGTTTTGAATCGGGAAGATTTAAGCATCATGTGCCCAGCTTCAAATTGTGGATTCCCTACATCTTTTCTCAATTTTAACGACTGCATAAAAGTCATTGGCTGTTTCTCGGCATTTGAATTCTGTCCGTTGATTCTCTCTCGATGTCCTGGAGGTATTTGCCTCTCGGTTGTTTCTGTGTTTCTACGATTTTCACGTCTCATTTCCGGACGTTCTTGTGCTAAAACAGTGTTTGCCACTAAGGACAGAACACAGATTAAAAATAAAACTCGTTTCATATTCAATTATTTATAGTATTTTTGCCAAAAAGGAAACCAGCATGAATATTACATTCTACAGAATACTTCAAATACTCATTTGGCTAATAGGATTCATTTTTGTAGCCGCCATTTCTTATATCTGCTATACTTTAGGAACATCGCTAAAATAACAATCCAAGCAGAAATGATACGATGGCAACCACTGAACTTACGGCCCCTATGACTTTTCCTGCGACTTTGAACTGTTCTTTTATGGATAGTTTCCGCTGATAATTTTTCATTCCCCAGCGTGCCATCTTCTGTCCTTCCGGTGTTAGCCGGAGCCAACCTTCACCAAGCAGGGCTACCAGCTTATAGTCATCTATCAACGTGTCGAACACGAAGTTGATGTCTATCCTATCCATTCTTTCAGCAAACTCTTTAAGCAATAGGCTGCGTGCGTTATCCTTGTTGACACGCCCGTCATGCTCCACCAGTATCCCAAGCAGTCTGTCTGCTATCTTTATTTGCTTTTCTGTCATCGTATTAAAATGGTGAATCCCTTATCAAAACGCGCCCAAAGGTATAGCCACACCTCAACCCGGTTTTACGGATTACGTTTTGAAAAGGGATTCATATTGATAAATGTATAGCTATGTTGGTATTGGGCGTTGCAAAGATACGGAAAATCCCTGGAAATGGAAGAAGTGCAGATTTATAAAAAATAATAATACATAGTAAATTTGTTATGTGTTTGTTGCACATATCAAAAATACTATGTATCTTTGTAGTGTTCAATAAAACAAGGAAGTAATGGAAAACAAAAAAGAGATTTTGCTAATTGCCCAGAAGCTAACCGAGCTAAGGTTGAAACAAAAGATGCTGAAATGGGCATTTGAAAACAGTAAAGGGTTACCGGAAGAGAAGATGAACGCCATACTTGATGAAAAATTGAGAATAGACCATCTGATAAAAATGCTGGAAACCAAACTAAAAGAATTAGAAAAGTAAAAACAGCCCCCTCGGACGAAAAGAGGGGGCAAAAAAAAATTTGCTTATGAAAACAATCAATGACGAACTGAAGGAACTTACCGCCATTCTAAATGGAGATTCAACCAACAAGGAAGAGGAATACCAACAGAAGTTCTTGTACATACAAGAACATTACACCACGAAAGCCGATTCAGAAGCTATTGCCGACTGGCTGTTGAACGGGTATCACGAACTGGCTAAAGAAGCGGAGGAGCTGAACCGTACAATAGCCTTGCAGGAGAAGATAAAGGAGATGAAGGAAATTGTGCCAATCTCTTATATCGCCCGTAATTATTTCGGGAAAAGTACGGCTTGGCTGCAACAGCGTATTTATGGCTACAAGGTACGTGGCCGTGTCTATACGCTAAGTGAACAGGACAGGCTGATTTTTAATAATGCCATCCACGACATTTGTAACAAATTAGGCTCGCTATCCATAGCTTGATAGACGTTTTATTGAACATTCTGTCCCCGCAGCTTCGAGCCACTGTGGGGATTTTTTATTCTATCCGGTAAAAAGTTCCCTTCAGCACCTTGTTCAAACCATCAACATCTATTTCCGTCTCAATCTTCTCGCACAAATACTGCTTGTTGCCTATAAGAAACACCTTATTCACATCTGGCAGCTTATTGGCTTGGAACTGGATTGTGTAAGGGATATTGGAGTGAAACAGACTGAGTGTCGACAACCGATGTCCGACACTGTCCGGACAAACATCGTTCAAGCTTAGGGAATACGGAAGGAAGTCCGTGAGCTGTGCTCCGGTCTTCTGCTGGTAGTCCGTAAAAGGATAGGCATAATCATAGGCATGTGTCTGACCGCTGTAAGTTACGTTCTGCCGGTTGAACTTACCGGTATTGACAGCCACTTCCATGTGCCCGTTTTTTCCCTGCTTCTCCTTCAGCTCCACGTCACCGTTTATGGCTTCCTGGACATTGAAGCGCTCCTGCTTGGCAACAGTAGCCTGGTAGCCCACCGCGGGTATGTTCAATACCATGGAGGTGTACGGACGGGACAAATCGTAATCAGCTACAGAGCCATACACACCGACATTGAACTGAATAATTTTAGCCGGGACGATTCCGAGTGAGGTCTCTACATCGGACGATTCCGGGTCACGGATTAAATCCGCATACAAATTGACTTCACGCAGCGTATTCTTATCATTTTCATTGTAGTTGATATAATACCGTTTACCAACAATAAAGATTGTACTTTTCTTGTCACTGTCACCCATTCCGTTGTATGCGGCCAGCATTGCATCGTAAGAATCATATTCTTGTTTGTATGCAGCTTCTATGATGTCCCTTTCAATCCGCAGATAGCCGTCATCCGTATGGGAAGGTAGATTGTAGCCCACATTGCCAGTGCTCAAGTCTTTCTCATTCTTTTCATCTTCAATATCCACAGTGAACTCCCGTAGCAGGGAGGATGCAGGAATAATCTCCTTTCCGGATTCTGTAAAATAATCGTTAAGCCCTACGAGACTCACCACTTTGGTGCGTTCGTTGACCACTGTAACCGCACAAAGGAATTTCTCCAGTTCATCAAAGAATTCGGAAACAGTCCAGTGCGGCAATGCGGCGGCCACCCGGTTGCTGCTTACCGCGCTGCATACATAAACGTTCCGCAAGAAATTGTTATCAAAGAAGGAGGTATCGAACGTATAGCCAAAATACTCCACTATTCTCTTGATGACTGTCAAAAGGTATGGTTGTACACATCGACGGCCATAATAGGGGCAAAGGGTAAAATTGTTCGTGCCGAACTCATAGATTGCATCGTTTTGAAGGTTCTCCCATTTGGCTTCCTGATAGAACACCGGCAACCATACAGCTTCAATGTCGTCCACCGAACCGTAGTAGTTCACCATATTGGCAGGTGGCTGGAAACGGTTCTGATTGTTGTTCGGCCAACTGATTGTACCTAAATCAAGTTCGTCAATATACAGATCATCATTCGTCAGCAGATTAAATTCCGCATTACCCGATACGAGCTGTACCTTAACCAGTGCATCTTCTACTGAGAGTAAAACCGCACTGCCGTAAAGCAGGCATCTGGCGTCAACGATGAGTGTGGCCGGAAGGATAGTCTTTTTTTTTGTCACATCCAGTCTGTTCACGTGCTTGAATATGGCATGATTGGCAGGCATGGGGAGTTCTATGTCCAAGGAGTAATTGGAACTGCGGGTGAAATACGGATTCTCGGAGGTGAACGTAATGTTGAACCCTTCAGGAAGGGCGGCCAATTGCCCGTCAATGTATAATTCTGTCATTGCTTGTTGCGTGATTTATTGTTGTTCAACTTCTGATATTCTTTTTGTGCCTGGTTGATACCCCGTTTGCCGGTAACATAAGTTTCCGCTACCAGTGGATCATCCAACCGGTTCTTAAGCTTCCGCAATACGCGGGTACATTCTATCAGCATCGCCACCATAGCCGGGTCATTGGTCGTCGTTGTGGCACTGGCAGCGGGTGCTTTGGCTGGTACGGTACGTGTACTCTTTCCGGAACCTGCCACAGCTGCTATGTCTTCAGCTGTCAGATTACCGACATTACCGCTACGCTGTGCCACGTCAATGGCGTCGAATATCGGTCGCAGATTCGGGTTGGCCACAGCAAAACGGTTGGCGACAAATTCATTGGAATGTACAATACCTTGCGGCTGATTCCAGTCACCGGACGGAGTAAAGCCGCCGGTGTAGAAATTGGAGATAAGCCCTTTGGCTGTCTCAAATGCGGCAGTTATCAGAGCAATCTCTCCGGCAGCTTTAGCTACACCTACGAAGCCGAGTGAACCTATATTCTTGATGGTGCGTTCGGTAACGGCCATAATCATCATACGTTCCAACGCATCAAGCGACATAGTAAGAATATTCTTCAGGAAGTCCTTGAGAGACACCTCGGAGTCCGTGAAGAATTGCGCCATGGTCTCTCCGAAGCCTTTCGCCAGGTCAGACAGTATGTCAAACTTCTCACGTTCAATCCGTTTTTCTTCTTCAGCATCTTTTTGGGCATCCTTCAGATTACGTTTACGCATCTGTTCACGTACCTGGTTTTTCTTCTCCTCACTGATTGCCGCGTCATTGAGAACCTTATGGTAATATACATCTTGCAGTCTGCGCAGCTCATTGAAATACTCCTCCTCGGAAGTCCTGTTTTCATAATGATACATGGCGGCAGCTTCCACCTGCATTTGGTACTCTTTGTCCAAACGGGAAAACGTCTCTTCTGCCTGCTCCTTACGGCGTTTCTCTTCATCCTTGGCAGACTGTTCATCAAGCCTGCGCAATTCATCACGCGCCTTTATTTCCGCATCAAGTATTTGGTCATTGATACGTTGAATCTCTGAAGGCTCAAGCCCCTTGACCTTCAGCTTATCGTTGAGCAGTTGTATTTCTGCATCCCGCATCTGCTTGTTGTATTCTTCCTGGGTCATCTTATCGTCAGCGAGGTACTTCCGTTTGATGTCAGCGATACGTCGGTAGTAGTCGGCTTCAGCTTGGGCGAACTTGTCTTTGGAAGTGTTGTTTTTATCGCAGGTACAAGGTTTGTTTCCACATATCGGACATTTTCCACCGTCATTGCCTCCGGTGGGATTGTTTTTAGGAGTGTTCGGATTCAATGCTTTCCATTTTTCTTGTACCAGTTTCTTATAACGTGCAGTTAAAGATTCAACAATCTCTTCTTCTTGGGAAATCTTGTTGCGAACATCCTCGCGAGCCATCGACCCCATCGGTGAATTGTCACTCAATGCCGGGGATTTTTGAAGGCGCATCAGGTTGATCCGGTGCTTATCCAGTTCGTCGGCAACCTCTTTTAATTCGATATTGGTTGCTAATACGGCATTATATCGGTCAAGTGCCTCTGTGTTTTCATTGATGATTTTGCCCTCTTTATCAATCTCTGCATTATAATCCGGAATAATAGCCTGCAATTGTACAATTGCCTTTTTACGTTCAAAATTGGAAAGATTATTATTGTGTATTTTGGTGGTCAACTGTTCAATCAGTGATGATTGACGCGCATATTCATCATTTGATTTTTCTGTAATTTTCTCATTGACTTTATTTAGGTCGTAATAAGCTTTGGTGCGTTGTGTCAGTTTGTAGGATGCGGTAGCTGCTGCAAGAACTAATGTAACCAGTAAGCCAATCGGATTGCTGGACATAATAGTCCAAGCTGCTTTCAGCGATTTGGCAGCCAAATCAACGCGCCCGTGTAAAACCTGCACGGCAGCGGCATATAAATAAGTGGCGGTACGTAGTGATTTAAGTAAAACAGAATGTCCTTGCATGAGCATTGATAATTTACGCAAGTTTCCAAATGATGTCACTGTATAACCAGACAATGTATTCATTGATGCGGCATAAGCCAAATTGAGAACTGTCGCAATTTTGGTAAGTGAATTCCAAATAGAATACCATGCTGTAATTATCTTCAGCCGGGTAGCATATACAAGCAATATCGTACTAAGCCACAATACAGTACCACCCCATTTTTTGCACCAGTCAATCAATCCCGGTAAATATTTGAGCACATTGGTCAGCATATTCGTACTCACCGTCAGAGCCGGATTCAACTTCTCGCCAAGGTCAATGGCTGCCAGCTTCATCTTATTACATGCCTGCTCCAGTTTGGCCTGTGCAGTATCACTGTTTATGGCCGCCTGCTCATACGCCACATTGGTACCGGTGACGGCAGCGGTGAAGTCTTTCACCATCTTCGTGTTCTGAAGGATTACGGATGCGGTATTGTAGCCTTCCTCCCCGAACATTTTTTTGATGGCGCCTGCGTCCATATTCTTGTTCTTCAGATTCTCCAGTGCCTTATCCAACCCGACGATTTTGGGGTTGGTTTCGTCTGCCCCGGTCTGAAGAACCAGAAAGAATTTCTTCAATCCCGTTCCGGCCACTTCATCCTTTATACCCCGATAGGCAAGCGTTTCAATCAATGCGACCGTCTGTTCAATGGGAACATTGGCCGAAGCCGCTGCGGTACCTGCATTCCGGATAGCCTTTGCCTGGCTTGCGATATTGGCGGAACCTGCCTGGGAGCCGGCAGCCAATACATTGGTAAACCGTCCAGCCTGGTCTGCCGCTGCCCCATATTGGTTGAGTGATAAAGTAAGTGAATCAACCGCTTCGTTCAGGGTGATGTCTTTGGCTGCCGCCTGCAATCGCATGGCTTCCTCCGTAACAGCCTTGAGCGCCTCCTTGTCTCCCAGCAGTTCCGGTTTGGCCGAACCGACCAGCATGAACGCATCCAGGATTTCGGCTGCCGACTGGCGGACACGCAAGCCCTCTTTTGTCATGGTGGTGGAAAGCGTCTTGGCCTGCCCGGTCAACCAGGCAATGCTGTCATCATCAAGTCCGGTCAAGGCTTTCAGCCCGGCCTGGGACTCCTCCAACTTGTTGCGTTCGTCTCTGATGGCGCGCAAGGCAAGGGTAAAACCGGTCAGGAAACCTATTACGGACAAGATAACTCCACCGAAACGGTTGAACCAGTCTACCATACTGCCAATACTGACAGTCGCTTTCTTGGTTTCGGTGGTGATGCCTTTTATCTCCTGGCGATGCCGTTTTAAAATTCCCTGAAGATGCTGTATCTTCGCCATGGTGCGGTTGTATTCCTCAGAGCCGCGTGTCATTTCCTTAATGTCACGCTGTAGGCGTTTCATCTCCAAATCAATGGAATTGATGTCATTCTTAATTTCCTTGCCATCGATGTACAAGTAGACACCTCTTTTGACAGTCTTGTCACTTTTTGCCATAACGTTTTTCAATTGTTATTTTATCAAACTTCTGAAGCACATTCTTGAGTGCCTGGTCACCGTAATACTCTCCGGATAAATCAGCCAGTGATTCGATGTTATCCACAATGGGAGGGTCTAACCAGGGTAGGGGACTTCGCCGGATAACGGCATAGTGTTCGTCAACGGTACGCATGCGCCGGATGCGATATTCAGAAACACGTAAAGAACGCAGTTCCTGACGTTTCTTCTTATCGCTCCATGCCGAATGTCCCTTCATTATAATTCCGTTCTTGACGATATATCCACGCCCGGCGCCATATTCCCGGTACGCACCATACCGGGCAAAGCGGAACCCCAGACCGACATAAGCCGGTCCACCTTCACGGTCTTTCAGCCAACGGGATTGCAGTTCCCTACGCAATCTGCCGGTTGCGTGTGTCCGTTGTAGAATATTTACGGAGGTATTCTTGACTTTCCACGTCCAGTTCTCAACTCCTCGATTGAATTTCTCGGAGGTCATTAAATTCTTTTCTTCAGTTATTGCCATAAAAAAGCCTTTAGTTTCGGACACAAAACTAAAGGCTGAAAAGAGTGGAAAAAAGGACAAGAATTCAACGGACAGAGAACTTGAAATCATTGACTCGGTTCAGCCATCCTTTCCGGAATACAAGCTGCGACGGGTCCCTTTTACAGATTTCTTCAATAAACCGGATTCTGTCTGTCTTGATAGCTTCGAACAGCTGCCGTTGGTTGGCCAGATTGATACTTGCAACCGTCTGAGGACCTACGATGCCGTCTACATTGATTTGCAGTAGTTGTTGTACCCTTGTGATACCGGGACGTCCGGAGGCCCACACCCAATCCACACAGATGTTCGCAATGGACTGGTTGTGTATGAAGTCCGCTTGGTAACAGTCCCAATAATACTTCTTGAAAACATGAAAAACGTCATCCGGAGTAATCATGCGTAAATCATCCGCATCAATGTCTCCGTCACCATCCTTGTCATAACCACATGATTTCCACGTAGACAAGGTTATCCCCATATTGGTTTTGCCACCTTTGTCATTTTTGTGGTCACTCCATCCACCTTCCCATTTGCGGATGACCTTGAATAAGATTTCTGCTTTTGCCATAACTATGAATTAAAAAACAGAGGCAAAAGTAATGTATGACTTAATTTTTATGTAGGACATGCATTCTCCGCAAATGGTCATCCAATGTTTTAGGGTTACATTTAAGCTTACGACATATGGCTGCCTTTGAATAACCATATTCGAGCATAGTTCTAATGAGAGGTTCCTTTCCTGTAAGCTTGTAATGCGAATTCTTTCCACCAGATGGCCGGCCTAATTTTAGGCCTTCAGCCACACGACGAGCAAGCCCTGCTTTGGTTCGACGAGATATGTCTTCCCGCTCTTTTTGGGCGAATAGAACCTTGAAGAATGTATCCTGAACAGAATCCGAGTCATCCTTTACCAACTTATCATCCCGTATTTCAATAATACTGGCATTGGCCATGAGGCAATGAGATATAATAGCTATAACCATATATGCACAGCGTCCAAGTCTTGATAACTCTGTAACATATATAATATCTCCCTTATTTATTTTATGCAATATCTTACCTAACTTTCGCACATTAGGATGCCTGGCACCGCTCACACTCTCTTCAATCCACCTATCAATAACAAGCCCCTTACGCTTGCAATATTGCATAATCTCATACCGCTGATTTTCAACGGTCTGTTTTTCGCTGCTAACCCTTATGTAACCGTAATTCATAGCTGTTTTTTTGCGAGAAAGTAATAAAATATCTGCGAAAAAATAAAATATGAGATAATAGGTTTTCATAACCCGGAAGATTTGCCCCTTAAATATGCAATATTATGGCAGAACAAGATATTAGAGAGAATGCGATGAGTGGTGGAATTCCGGCACGGCTGCGCGGACTGGATGCAAAT